GTGTTCCACTCTCCAACGTGTGAACAGCGATTAATCCTGACAACAGGGTCCATAACAACAGGCTTGCCGTAACCGAAAAACCTGACAACACCAGCGGCCTTACCCAAAGCCCACGATGTAGCGCCCCCTATAGAAGACAAAGAAGGCACTCCTTTTGCAAGAAAAGAAATTGACTTAGAAGCCAACATCATAGCACTGCTCATAGGGTGCGACTCTTTCTCGAACTCCTCAGTAACTGGTGACAGCTTACGCATGGCGTTAAGCTGCACAACGTCATTACGCTGAGGAGTGCAACCAAAGAGCTCTATGTCTTCAAGATGGCACAAGACTTGATAACTTGGAGGTCCCATGCCAGCAACAGCGGGCGCGGTGACCAAATTATTAAGAGCAACGCCACCATAAATCAAATCTTGATCGACCTCGGCAATCACTGAGTACTCAGTAGGAGCCAAATAAGGCAAACGCAGCTGTACCATGGAATCGGAAGACAAGTCCAAAACAACATGCGGTACGTTAGTAGCGGTCTGAGATGCAGAAGCCCTAAAATAAAGGCCGTTACCAGAAGCCGCATTGTCAACCGCGTATTGAAAGGAAAGGCAGACCAGACCCTGGTGAAAAGGAGTTGCAGCTACTTGGAGAGTATAAACAACAGTAGCGCGAATGCCATAAGCACCACGCAGTCGAGTTCGACCATCTAGCCAGTAACCAACAATGGTCGAAAATCGAGGCTGCGCATTCCAAAACCTAGTGCGCGTGCCCAAAGGCAAGTCGCCGAAAGTGATGGAAACAGGCCTTGAAAAATAGTCACGAACATCCTGCAAAGTAGGCTGAACTGTGTAAAAAGACTTGCTCAAAGCATTATCGATAGCAGTCTTAACAGTGCAAGCCTCCTGAACAAAGGAAGTAACTCCGGTAGTCTCTGGCGCGTTAGAAACTGCCAAAGAATCGATGACGTCGCAAGTTTCGACATCAGCGCGTAGATCGCCATCTTTATTTAATGTATTAGTATTTGTGGCGAGACATATACTGAATGTATCAGCCTCATGATATCAATCAGGACGCAATTTCTCTAGGTTATACCGACCTTGAGTAGTAAAGCTAAATAGCTACGGTGACCATGAAACACCCTGTCCTAACTTCGCGTAGCCCATTGCGTCAGATATTTAAACCGCGAAGCAGCGTATTTGTGCTTCAATACCAATCGTCTTTCCTAGAAAGGATCAACGCTTGATAGCTTTTGCGCGTCGGCGCAACGCGCGTGTCAACGCCAAAATGCTCCTTTAACAAAGCCATCAGTTTGGGACTGTGCGTCTCCCAAGCGCTCTGGTCATGTAAAGAAAGCTCTTGTAATGCGTTCTCCAACACGTCTTCCATGATAGCCCTCTTCAACTTTTGATTCTTGACCCAATAATGTGTGAACAGAAAACTGTCCAACTCCAATGGGCAAAACCAAT